TCTGTGACTTATCAGATAGCCGCTACTGCTGCCGGAGGAGCCATCGGGGGTACTGCCGGGACTAGCGGAAACAATACTTGGTTCAACGGCACCACGTTCGCGGGAGCGACGATAGCGGCGGCCGGCGGAGCGCGCGGCACGTCTGTTGCTGCTGGGGGTGGCGGCGCTGGCGGGTCGACGGGAGCCAACGCTGTGTCTGTAGGTGGCAACGGCGGGAACGACGGGACGACGACTTCGAACGGCGGCGGCGGCGGCGGCGGTGCTGGTGGACCTCTGGGGAACGGCAAGAACGGTGGCACCTGTCCCGGCGGCAATGGCGGCGGCGGAGGCGGTGGTGGCAACGGCGGCGGGACGAACGGAGCGACGACGGGCGGCGGGCTGAACGAGGCCGGTGGCAACGGTGGCACCAACAATGCGGGTGCAGGTGCCGGGTCTGGGGGTAACACAGGTGTCTCGGCTACTGCCGGCACTCTCGGCGGCGGCGGCGGCGGAGCAGCGGCAAACAACGGTCCGGACGCTATAGGCGCAAGCGGCGGCAATGGTATAGACTTTGACTCAACACACGGTGGCGGCGGTGGCGGCGGAGGAGGCAGCTTCAAGTCAGGTGGCGGCACTCCGGGCACAGCGGGCAACGGCGGGCTATACGGCGCTGGCGGCGGTGGCGGCGGTGACGAAGGCGCGGCTGACCAAGGCGTAGGCGGCAGCGGAGGTCAAGGTATCATCGTCGTGACTTATTCCCCGAACAACTGGTGGGTCTTCTTCCCGCCTCACTAGGAGGTTACTATGTCTTGGCGCGTAGCAGAAAGTCTGGAGCAGCTCTTAGCTCAAGTAAATTCGCTGGCACCCAATCGCGACAAGTCTAGCGACGGTGCTATCGGCGACGCGGAGCACGCGTCTCGCAGCAGCGACCACAACCCCTGGGTCAAGGACGGGTCGATCGGCGTCGTCACAGCTAGAGATTTCACGAACGATCCAGCTCACGGCATGTCGAGCCAGAAGCTGGCCGACGCGCTGGCAGCGAGCAGAGACGGCCGCATCAAGTACATCATCTCCAACAGGCAGATCATGAGTGGCGCAGGACAGGATCATCCGGCTTGGCTGTGGCGACCCTACGACGGGATCAATCCTCACGACCACCACTGCCACGTGTCCGTCAAGCAGGACAAGGCACACTACGATAGCACCCAGCCGTGGGTCATAGCGATGGCCCCGCAGACTGACGAGCAGAAGAAACCCCCTCCGATAGGTACTGTGGTACACCACGTCTTGCGCAAAGGTTCCAAGGGAGCCGAGGTCATCGATCTGCAGAACTTGCTCAATGCCAAGGGAGTCAAGCTAAACGTGGACGGGGACTTCGGCCCCGCCACGGAGGGGGCGGTGAAAGCGTACCAAACTGCACACAAGCTCCTGGCGGACGGTATCGTCGGCAGCTACACATGGAAAGCTCTGGAGGCTTAGATGTTTTTGACTCAAGAACAAGTTAAGGGGATGCTCGACCGAGGCGCTGCGCTCGTGGCTGCGTGGCTGCTCGGTCTTCTCGTGCGAAAGGGGTACATCGGGGAGAGCGATGCTGCAACTTTTTTGCCCGCAATAGTCCTGATCCCGTCCCTCGCTTGGGGCTGGTGGGTCAACCGGAACAAGGCGCTGCTCCAGTCGGCCTCGAACACTGTCGACGCGAACGGGCAGAAGCCGATCATCGTCACCAGTCCCGCCGTGGCAGCGACCACGCCGGAGACGAACATCGTCTCGAGTGCTGAGGTGCGAGTGGTCGCGCCTACGGGACAGACGGTGCCGCTGCCCACCACGAACTGAGAGGAGTAGAGTCGATGAGGAGAAATTTCTTAGGGGTCCTGCTGGCTCTGACTGTGGCAGCGTGCGCGTCTGTCCCTAACCCGCTGACTGACGTCACGATCTTCCAGCTCAAGAACGGCTACGCGATCGGCCTGGAGCTGGCCAAGGGCTACGACAAGTACTGTCACACGAAGCCGTACAAGCAGCTGATGCTCGACCCCGTCGCTAAGCCGATCTGCCAGAACAGGCGGACGGTCCAGCGAAACATCAACACGTACGGACCGAAGGCCGGGTCGCTCGTCCGGAAGGCTGAGGCCTTCGTCGACGCCAACCCCACGGTCAGCGCTGCGAGCCTTATCTCACCTGCGTGGGACGCAGTGATCGCGTTCCAGAACGTCATTCCTCGAGTACCCGCTCAGTAAGGAGATACCATGGACTGGGAAAAAGCGCTCGACGCAGTCAACCAGGCGCTGACTGTCATCAAGACGATCGCAGACACACCTGGCGTCAACATGCTGCCCTACGTCAGCACTCTGTCCGGGGCCATCGGGGCCATCCAGGCAGCTGCGTCCGTGGGCAAGAACATCCTGCCCTACGTGGAGGCAATCAAGGACACGTTCGATAAGGATCATCCGCCGACGGCAGCTGACATGGCGGCCCTCGACCTGAAGATCGCGGCCCTCGAGGCCGAGGTCTACAAGCCGCTGGGTCCGCCGGAGGAGGGCGAAGAAGACTGATGGACTGGGACAAAGTCTTCTCGTTCTTCAAGGGCATCTTCGCCGTGGGTACCGTCGCGACGCTGGCGTACCTGGGCGAGACGGGCAAGGATGGCGGGGCCTTCAAGGACCTGTGGCTGGCGGCCAAGACTGCCAGCCCCTTTGCTGCCATGTTTGCAGTCATGGCTTGGCTCTGGGAGAGGAGAGACCGAACAAAAGCCCAGGTCGAGCTATTAGAGAGAACCATCAGCTTCGTCGAAGCTATGAACGAGCAGTCGTCAGCACGCGAGAAGATGGTGACTGCCATCCGACAGCTCAGCTCGCTAGTCTTGAAGCAGCAGAACGAGAATAACAGGCAAGGTATCGCTTTGCGGAAAAGAGGGAGGCAATGAATTTGACTAGCCTTCTGAAGATGATCCACATCCTCTCCAAGGACCACGGAGAAGTGCCGCTTGACAAGATGCAGATGGAAGCGGCCAAGGATCGTCTCACTCAGCGAGGCGAGGAGCTGCAGGAAGTATCGGACGAGTTATCCAAGATGATAAAAAGACTCAAGAGGAAGGAACCGTGACTATGTGGTGGGGCCAGGGTAACGACTTCCCGTATCAGCTCATCGAGATCATCAACGGTACCTTCTCCGTGGCGCTGCTGTGGATGACGGGCTTCCTGATAGCGCACATGTACCACTCGTGGACCCTGCTCTCGACGCACTGGGGCAAGTGGCTGGCGTTCTGGAAGCTGTACCACACGAACAAGCCCGAGATCGCGCTGACGACCATCGTGTTCTTCTTGTGCGTCAGGACCTTCGTGCTCTGGTACCTGCGCTTCGTCAAGAACAACCGGTACGACGGCTTGCTGCTGATCGTGGACAACGACGCGCTCCTCCTGATAGCCACCACGACGCTGATCATCCTGGGCATCGCTTGCTGGATCAGGGTCATATCGCCAGTCCGCGCGCCGCTATCCATGGCCGTCTGGCTGGTCATGATAATGTCGTCGCTGGGCTTCGGCTTGGGGATGCACTACTTTTTCTGACCGTCAGCTTGTTGGGGTATGGTAGTCGACCAAAGGGGAGGGCAGACGATGAAGACAGTAGCGCTCGCAGTGATCGTCCCGCTGATGGCTGTCGCACCAGCTCGGGGAGCGTACATGCCGAACAACGATGGCAAGTTCGAGTGGAGAGCTGACCGCGAGGTGCAGCGGCACCACGTGCGCCACGCAGAGAAGAAGCTGCGAAAGCCCAAGAAGAAAGTCGCCGTCGACGCGAACGGCAGCCCGGGCCTCCCGTGGAACATGGTCAAGGTGAAGACAGTCCAGGGGTTCTACTTGACCGTCCACCCGGCGTATGCCCACAAGTTCTTGAAGCTGTTCGCAATCCTAGAAGAGAACCATGTCAAAGTCCCCAGGGAGATCGTTGGCTGTTTCTCTCGCGGTGGTCACGTTCGAGGTTCCAATCACTACATTGGTGCTGCGTGCGATATCCAGACAGGATGGAATAGAACGATCCCGGCGATGTACCACGCAGGGAAGTGGATACGCCAAGCCGGTCTCTATGATGGGTGCGACTTCGGGGACTGCGGTCACATCGAGGGGATAAAGGGGACGCACAACGCGAAGCGAGTACCTAACCTGTATGCTGCCATGGCCAAGTTCAAGGCCGAAGAGTCCACAGCGAACTACCAGCCATGAACGAAGTTTTTCTTGCTGTCACTGTGGGGCTCATGCTCGTCGCTGCTCTGATGGCGGGCGGCAGACCCTACAACGAGGACCCGCCAGGCCCGTAACCTCCCGACGTTTCCGCAGTGCTGGCCTGGTAAACTGTGGTCGGCCCTTGCTCGGCTGATCCGCCCCGCCCTCTGGTCTTGACCGCCAGGGAGGCGGGGCTTTTTTATCGGCTCGCTGCGTAGGCGAAGTAGATCAGCGCGTAGCACACTGCCCAGAGGAAGAACAGGACGCACAGAGCGAGCTGGCTGTCGTAGAGGAAGCCCCGCCCGTCTTTGATCTCTCTCGTCGACGTGACCGAGAAGAC